TCCTTAGAGGGTGGGGATAAACCACTTGACTTTAATTTTAATATTAAAGAAGTAATAAATTTTGATAACTCTTAAATCAAAATACAAACCGCTTTTTACAAATGATACAAGGTATTTTATTTTAACAGGCGGTAGAGGTTCAGCAAAGTCTTTTGGGGTTGGTACTTTCACCAACCTTTTATCGTTTGAGCAAGGACATAAAATACTATTCACGCGCCAAACAATGACAAGCGCGCACCTTTCAATTATACCCGAATTTCAGGAAAAGATTGACTTAATGAATCTAAATGATTTCTTTGAGGTTAACAAATCCGAAATCAAAAATAAGCAATCAGGAAGCGAGATAATTTTCAGAGGGATAAAGACATCGTCAGGCGACCAAACCGCTAATCTTAAATCATTGCAGGGAGTTACAACGTGGGTACTCGATGAAGCAGAGGAACTCACAGACGAAGCAACTTTTGATAAGATTAATTTATCCATCAGGCAGAAAGGTAAACAGAATCGAGTTATATTAATACTGAATCCATCCACCAAAGAACATTGGATTTACAAAAGGTTTTTTGAGGACAAAGGAATCTCAGAGGGATTTAACGGAATCAAAGACGATGTAACTTATATTCACACGACCTACCTAGATAACATTAAACACCTTGACCAATCTTTTATCGATGAGATTGAAAAGATAAAAGAAACTAATCCAAAGAAGTACAAACATCAAATTTTAGGCGGTTGGTTAGATAAAGCGGAAGGAGTTGTATTTACTAACTGGCGTGTCGACCATTTTATTGAACAGAATTTAACAGCATACGGGCAGGATTTCGGATTTAGTGTTGACCCGACAACACTTGTTAAAGTTTCAATAGATAAAGCAAATAAACGAATCTACGCGCAGGAGTTACTTTACAAACCGAAGTTAAATACAAGTGAAATCTACACGGAAAATGTAAGATATTGCGGTCAACGCGGGTTAATTGTTGCCGATAGTGCAGAGCCGCGCTTAATAGAGGAACTTCGCAGTAGAGGGTTAAACATTCGCGGAATAGACAAACCAAAAATAGTAGACCGTATTGCACTCGTTCAAGACTATGAATTGATAATATCGCCTGACAGTATCAATATCATTAAAGAACTTAATAACTACGTTTGGCACGATAAAAAATCGCAAACACCTATTGACGATTATAACCACGCGCTTGACGGACTAGGTTACGCGGTGTGGGATTTAATCGGGCGACCTAATCAAGGAAAATATTACGTTTATTAACCTACAACAAAACACTACTTTTTACGGTAATAGGGTATGAAACAACAAGTAAACATACCATCATCGCTAGATGAAATCACCGTTGACCAGTATCAAAAGTTTGTTAAACTTATAACAGACAATCCCGATAGTACATTTACACGTCAAAAGACTGTAGCTATTCTTTGTCGTTTAGATATGGAGTTTGTGCGTACTATCAAAATGCACAGTATTGATGATATTTATACGGACTTGCTTAAAATGTTTGACAGCAAACCTCCATTAATTGACCGCTTTAAAATCAACGGTAAAGAGTTCGGCTTTATTCCAAACCTCGACGATATGACCGCTGGAGAGTTTGCCGATTTAGATGACTACTTTCAAAACGCTGAAACGTGGCATAAGATGCTCGCGGTATTATATCGACCCGTTACAAAGAAACTAGCAAACGCATACGACATCGAGCCATACAAAGGAACGGAGCAATTTGCGGAAGTAATGAAAGACACGCCGGTATCAATTGCCATCGGTGCGCAGGTTTTTTTTTACAATTTAGGCAGGGAATTATTGAGCGCTACGATGGACTCTTTACAACAACTACCACAGCAACAGAGGGAGATTATAGCAGAGAAGCTCAATTTGGCAAAAAATGGGGATGGTATCACAGCTTTTACGCAATTGCAAGGGGCAACGCTTTTGAGATTAACCGAGCAACCGAATTAAAGTTACACGAGGCGTTAATATGGCTAACATACGAAAAGGAAAAGAACGAGATAGAAATCGCACAAATAAAGAAAAATGGTACACGAGGTAATTGATAGATTAAAGCAGGAGTTTTTAAACGAACCGTTTTGTAACACTGCAACCGATGGCGATATATTCGACGTGGATTTGAATAAGATAACGATATTTCCGTTAACTCACGTTATGTGTACGGGATTCCAAGACTTAGGCAGCACAATATCTTTTTCTTTTTCTGTTTTATGTATGGATATAATCGATGAAACTAAAAAAAACGAAAGCAATAAAAACAGCATTTGGAACGCACAAAGCGCGTTAATACTTCGCGTACTGTCAAGTATTCGACGTGGAAAGCTACGCGGTGAGAATTGGCAGTTACAAGACGTGCAAACCGCTGTATTTTTTACCGAACGATTTGAAAACAATTTAGCAGGAGTTGAGCAATCATTTACGGTACTTGTTCCAAACACGATGACAATATGTTAAGCGACAATGTAAGCATAGCTTTAAATCGATTTGCAAAGCACGTGGTAACACAATCACGCGCCAACCTTACACGAGGCAATAAGAATGTAAATCGTGCCTTATATGAAAGCATTACAGCGGACTTGTTTGTTGGTAAAAATAGTTTTGGTTTGTCTTTTGAGATGGAAGACTACGGACAATTTCAAGATTTAGGGGTTAAGGGTGCTAATCCACAACTAGTGAAAGGAGGTCAACAAAAAGCACCCAATAGCCCCTTTTCTTTTAAGAACAAAAGACCGCCATCACAATTTATTGCAGCGTGGGCGAAAGCGCGTAACATAAGATTAAGAGATGAAAAAGGAAGGTTTAAAAAAGGCAACTATGATACAATCGGGATAATATTAGCTAATCGAATCTTTGCGCAAGGAATCAAACCGAGTTTGTTTTTTACGCGACCTTTTGAAGCGGCTTTTGCTAATCTACCTGACGAATTAATAGAAGCGTTTGATCTTGATTTGTAATCACTACTAACACAGACAACGAAATGAAAGTAATATTTGTAAGAAGTCCTTATAAAATTGTAGTAAATGAAACAGACCAATTACTTACTAAGGTAGAACTGTACATTTACGCAGGGAATGACACCGAACCCGCAACACCGACAATAACGCTAGAGAGGCAAATCCCTGACACAATTAATCGCTCTTGCGCGTTTGATATTGCACCGTATATTAAAGATTATATTGAAGCAATAAGCACGGGCGCAATCGTAGCGGAAAGCGATAGTTTTGATTTATGGCGTAAGGTGCGTGTAGTGTCGAGTTACAAAGATGATTTAGAGGGCGAATGGATTGAAGCGAACGATGAGGATTTAGTAGCGGTTAACGGGTTTACGTCTTTTATGGGTGGATGGAATCAATCAATTACAACCGATTTACTTTACTTGACAAATGCCGATGTAAGAATTAAAAGAAAAGACAATAATCAATACTTTAACGTTTTGGTTGACTTTGATAATACAAGCGGTTTTGATGTTATTGCACGCTATCGAGAACTTGATAACACAACGGTTGAGGATGTTGTAATATTAGAGGAGGGTGTAGATGATAGCAATGTTTATTTATTAAAAATACCATACCGAACAGCCGACCCCGATTTGGCAGATGGAAACAGCGTGCAAGTTAGATATGATACGGGAGAGGGTGTACAGCAAAAACCTCTAGTATATTTCATCAATGAAGACGAGTGTAAATATACGCCCGTTGTTTGTACGTTTATTAATCGTTACGGTGGATGGCAGTTTATGACATTCTTTAAAGCAAGAATTGACAACTACGATGTACAAAGCAAAGATTACAAGCTATTGCCCGATGGTGATGATTATAATGAATTGCGCGGGCAAAAGAAATCATTTAACTTCGAGATGAGCCAAAAGGTTAAATTAAATACGGGTTGGGTTGAGGAAAACTATATTGAATTGCTTACTGATTTACTAGCAAGCGAAACAATATTACTAGACAATGTGCCTGCTGTTATAGCAAATAAATCTATCCAAAAGAAAACCGCAGTAATTGATAAGTTAATCAACTATGAAATGGATTTTGAATATTCTTTTAACCTGATAAACGACGTTAATTAATGGCTTTTGCATTATACATTTATATTGACAATGAGGATGGCGTACCCGTTTCGCATAGGTTAGAATTATTCGCGGATGAAAGCGTTTCAGTAGTTTCATCGGTTCAGAATTTCAGAGATTTAGGCAAGGTATTTACAGACTATACAAAGTCGTTCACTATTCCTGCAAGTACTCACAATAATAAGATACTTAAACATTGGTACAATAGCGAAGTTGGCGCGACTTCAATCGACAACCCGTTAAGCGTTGATGGTGCGTTTGACCATCGTATTAGCTACTATGCTCGAATTGAAATAGATACTATTCCTTTTCGGTATGGTAAGTTATTATTGAAAGGCAGCAAAAAAACCAATAACAAAATTGAGAGTTATACAGTTGAGTTTGTCG